CAACAAACTGTGTTTCTACATAGCTGTCTAATATAGGCCATAATTTCCAAGTGTTATCTTCCATAACTAATTTACGCAAGTCTTCTTTATTATTATCATTTACTAGTCGAAAAATACTACTTAAATCTTTATCAGTATATGCTCTACGCAAATCTGCTAAATTACTTTTAGTAGGATAAAGTAATTCAAATCTATCCAACAATTCAAATGTTTGCATCAAACTGCTCCCTTAACCAATCAAAGTCATTTATTAATCGAAGGTCAACATCTTTAGACTGCCCAAACTGCATGCCTGCCTTTGCTCCTCGAATCGCATGTTCACTAAAAGGCCTATCATGTCCTACAGTTGTCCAGATTTTAAGTCTTTCATTAGTTTCATCTTCTTTTTGTCTGTCAATTACTTTTGAACTTAATTTAGCACATTCTCTAAATGCACTTTTCCATGTTTCGAACGGCCCGGTGTTAAATGCAGTTATGTTTGCGATGCCAGGCATTGCATTAAACTTTTTACTAATACTTGTAGTCATATCAGGTTTAGTTGTATCCATATCTAGTGTAAGTTGCCTTGGAAATAGTTTTAATCCACCGTATCCGTATACCATATCATTGATAGGATTTTGGCTACGCCACACAAACACATGATCATATTGCCAGGCGGCCACTTGATGGTCGAACTCAAAGTCATCCATCACGATTGCATCTCCGTCTACAATATAAAACATCGGTGTTGTACACTGCTTTGCAGCAGCTATGTGTGCTTGGTGTATACCTTTTACACCGTGTACACGCTTTGCATTAGGAACCTTTTGTTTTAGAAGTTCATAGTTTTCGTCTGCATTAGGTTCCTGATAACTTATGAATACAACATCATGCTGTGCAGGAACGGATGCTACAATGTCATGTTCTTTTTTCTTGGCAAGGAATCTAAACATAAACTCTCGTTCTGAAATCTTTTGATTCTTGCTTGCAAGTATAACTCCGTCATGGTATTTTCTGTTCTTGAACACATGGTTTATATTTCTATTATATGTATCGTGATGAGAGAAATGCATATCGAATTTAAAATCGTCTTGTATAACAATATCGTCAAATGTAAGCCAAAACATTTCAAACTGCGATTTTTCTCTAGCTGCTAAGTAATCTTTGTATGTCGAAGTATGGAAGACTTCGAATGGTTTAGGCATACTTGCTACTGTATCTATTTCTCGTTTATTAACAAGAAATCTATGTTCAAATTCTCGTTTAGATATAATTGCATGTTTGCTGCACAATATTATACCGTCGTAATAGTTGTCATTTTTAAATACATGATTTGTATTTCTTTCGTATTCTTGGTCATGACTGAAATACATCTCAAATTTAAAATCATCGCATACATCAACATCTGGCGGAATCATCCAAAACATTTCAGTTTTGCAATTTTCTATAGTATATAAATATGTCTCATAACTGTCGATTACAAATATATCATATTGTCTAGGCTCACTAACAACATCGTCCCACTGTTTTGCGTTTACTAAAAATCTATAATCAATTTGTTTTTTATTAAGTATTTTGTTTTTTGAACACAAGAATACACCATTATGTAATTTTTTATCGTCGACACTGTGTACAAAAGAATGATTTTCGTTTCTATCGTAACTGTTATGGTGACTAAAATAAAAGTTGTTTATGTATGTTTGATCATATTTTAAATTATGCGATACTGCCCAAAACATTTCTGTTGAGCTATTTTCAAATGCATGTTCATACTCTTCCCAAGTTTCTACATAGAATAAATCGTACGGCTTAGGATTACTTGCTACTATATCCCATTTTTTTGCATTTACAATAAATCTATGTTCGATTTCTCTTTTATTAATTGGTGATTGTTTACTACATAAAACTATTCCATCATATTCATTGTTATTCAAAAATACATGATTTGTTTTTCTATCATAACTGTTGTCAAAATTAAAGTATAAATTAAATGTAAAATCACTGCATACTGTTACATCGGAAGGCACCATCCAAAACATTTCAGTTTTAGAATTTTCTAGTGCATGTGTGTAATCATCGTACGAGTCAATATTAAATATATCATATTCAACAGGACCACTAGCAACTATATCCCATTCTTTTCTATTAACAGGAAATCTATACTCTATTTCTCGTTTTGTTAATGAAGCATGTTTGCTACATAAGAATACACCATTGTAGTAATTAGTATCGTCTATACGATGTATAAATGCGTGATTCTGTTTCCTGTCAATTATATCATGATGAGAAATATAAAAACTGTTGACTAAATTATTATCTATTTTTAGGTTATTACTAGTCATCCAAAACATTTCAGTAGAGCTATTTTCTAGTGCATGTGTGTAATCATCGTATGAATTTATTTCAAATACATCAAAAGATATCGGTGTACTTGCTACAATGTCTACTTCTTTTTTCTTAGAAAAAATTCTATGCTTAATTTCTTCTTCAGTAATAGTAACATTTTTAGGCACTAGGATTATACCGTCAAAAATATTATGATTTTTAAAAATATGTACTACATCTTGACTCCATTGATCTGCTTCATAATCAAAGTTGAAATTATCGCACACTTGAACATCGTCCCAGATAATCCAAAGCATTTTTGTCATAGAAATAGCACAAGCCATATCTACATTATTGGCATGTTTGAGCGTTGTGTACTTTTGTTTTAATAATCTATAACGCTCCGACTCTGGTCCTATATAAACCATGTCATACATTATAAGCCTTTCCAATCATTTATCATAGCTGTATATTCAGGAAAGGTTTGTTCAAAATTTGTATTTCTACGCTGATCATGTTGTGCCATGTGTAACACAAAGTTTTTTCGCTGTACACTGAGATTGTCTCTAGAAGCGGCTAAAAACATAGCCAAGTTGCGTTGAACCTTTTCAATTTCAAAATCATAGAAACCTGCAAAGTTATCTACATTTGAATTTTCTTTCATAAAGTCAAGTGCGTCTTCAATCATATAACTATATTCTACAGGAACAATATTCATACTTTGCCAATTTGGATCTCTTAGTATTGGCACATCAAACCATATACGCTGACGAGGATGTATTTCATAATCGTCATGTGTATTATACGGGTCGACAATAGGAATATATTTTATACCCTGTAACTCCTTACTATACATTGTACGCAATTCTAGCACATATGTCAAGAACTTTTTAAAGTTAGGAAGACTCAATGCATTAAAAGTATTAATAAATGTTAATGTTGTATTATTAGTTTCTGTTAGAAATCTATCAACATTATCCTGCATCAATTTGAAGTCTAATCCTGTTCTGATATATTCAGCTTGCTCGTCTACTGAGTCTACACTAACAAACAATGCTAGATTTTTAAGTGCAGGATTGACATACCAATTGTTTCCGCTACCAGGATTAAACTTTTCTTTGTCTTCCCATATCTGTATTTCTTCTAATTTTTTTGTTTTAGAAATAAACTTGTCAAATAATTCAGTCTTTGGCGGACTCATATTTGTTGTAATACTCATCTCTAACGATGTATTAGGGTTTTCATAGATATAGTCCAATACTTTGAAAGTGTTTACGTCCATTAAAGGTTCGCCACCTGTAATACGAAATACTTCTAATTTTTTATACAGCTCTGGCCACCATTGCCAAAATGCTCGCAAGTATGGATTCTCAGCTTGTGGCACTGTAAGTGGCATGAGTCCTTGTTCTGCTAATGCAGTAGTATCGTTATGCTTTGTGTCTACAAGTTGGTAAGGTCCATGTTGTTTTATTTCATCATGCCACGCTGTACTTAGGTGCGGGCTACAATACATACACTTTAGATTACATGCTTGATTAAAATTAACTTCTACATATCTAGGAGTAATGTTACCTGTGTCAAGTACATCAATAATATCACTTCTTGCATTTTGTGCCCAGTACTCTCCTGATCTATATATACGATCACTACGGCCGCCTTGATCTTCAATCTTCCAGCAATAAGTGCATCCGCTAGGACGCTTGCCTTTTAACATTTGAGACCGCTCTGATTTCTTTTGTTTTGTATTGTGCAAGGCACTTGGTGTGTTTACAATTTCTTCCGCATCTATTTTGTGCAAAGGAGGGTGATAACAACTGTGTGTAGTACCATTTGTTAAGTGCATACTTACTTGTGCCCATTTTGCATAACACATGCTAGAACTAATTCTTTTTAATTGTTTTTCAGCAGTGTCTGCTGCATTATTATAGTCGCTCATTTATCCACTCTGCTATTTCTTTATATCGATCTCTACCTGGATGGTTACGGTCTCTTGCCTCATTATCTATGGTTAAAAATTTATCTGCTCTTACTGCATGAGCAGCATCTTCAAAAAATGTAATATTCAACAGCTTTGATCTATCTTTACATAATGCTCTAATAGTATCTGAGTATGCTCGTGTTTGCATCATAGCATTTGTTGGATTATAAAAATTATTAAAGTATAAGTCTTTCTGTCTTACAGGATACAAACTATCGGAAGGAATTTTATCCTTATGGTTAACAGCCCAAGGACCTAAATGGAACAAATCTGATTCGTGAAAATATAAGTTCCTATCAACTGTTGTATAATTTGCAACTACAGCATATGGTGAGTCAAAGCGATTGTATAATTTTGTTAATACAAATGCCATAAACTGATTGGAGGTGCCTCCTAAGCCTAAATTAACAACTTGTCTACCACATAATGCTTCTAATTGTTCTGCTATTGTTTCAGAATCATCAACACCTACTCCGTAAGTGCAACTACAACCTAACAATACAATACATTCTTTCCAGTTTATTTCATGCCATTCATATGTTCTAAATCCACTAGCATTTCTTTTGTAATGTATCTTCTTGCTAAAATAGTGCCAGTCCTTGCCAAGATGGCGTCTTCTCTTTTTCCATTGGATTTCACTGTCGCCTTGTGAAAAATTATTAGTCGCGTTTCCGTTTTCATCCAAAGAAACAGGTAAAAATCTAGTAAAAGGATGATTTAATTCATCTCTTACATACTCGGGCCAATCAGGTTGCTGTCGAGATAATTCCCAATTAGGTTGTCCATCCTCTAAATATCTATTACGAAATTCATAGGTAATCTTAGATACTTGAGTTGTACTATCCATTTTTAAGTTCCTTAATGTGTTTGGCAAGTGCTGATGCAAATAATGCATGTGCCTTTTGTCCAGGATGAGAACATGCTGTGATATAGCCTAATGGTGATCTATTTCCTTGGAATTGCCAATAAGTTTCTCTTTTATCTTCTACATCAGGTTCTTGATTAATTGCTAGATCAGCAAACGTTTCATACCCATAAGGATAAAACATTTTATCCCAGGGCCACATTTCTAAGTAATAATCTACAAACAAGTTTTTTGGTTCAAACATTCTTTTGTTTCTGTACTCTCCTAATTCGTTGCCACCGTGTCTGTCAACGTGCATTGCAAGTTCATTTTGAAAATACTCTTTATCGTATCGTCTATCAAATGCAGGAGTTATAATTAACTTTGCATTATGTGCTTTACACCATGTGAGTAATTCTTGAACATGTGCAATTTGTTCTATAATAGCATGTTTATCAGAATACACTGATTCTTTGTATCCGTCCCAAAGTTTTTTTCTCGGACCGTCCGAGTCTGGAAGATTATTCGGCCACATGCATACCCATCTAAAATGTTCAGTACTTTGATCTTGAGCAAAGTCAAATCTTTCCATTCCGCTAGGACAATATATTACAATAATTTCTTTACAAAAATTCCAGTTAATATTGTTAAAATATAGTTCTTTTATACTTGCTCTATTACCGCAGCCTCTTTGACCAAGGTTAATCGGAACATATTTCTCTTTATACTGATGATTAGCTAACTGATATACAAAAGAATTTTCATATTCCATCATAGTAAAATCTATTTTATTACTATGATTTACAGATAACGAAGGATACGAATCAAGTAATTGTTTTACATCTTTGTCATTTGCCTGTAGCGAAAGGACTTCGCCTAAATCACTAGCATTAAAGTTGTAATTATCAAAAATCTCATCATTAATAGCACCTTGGCCTTGTACAAACGAGCAGCCTATAGAAACAATTGCTCTTCCTTTTTTTGCCAAATCTTTATTAATTTGTTTTACTTGCGAACTAAACATAAAACATTTTCCTAAACTGTGTTAACATATTTATAGAAGGGGTTGTTGCTAACTTTTCTAAGTGATTTCGATTGTATCGTAATATATAAACCATACTTTTAAGCCAATCAAGTTTTTCTGTTGTAGTAAAATTATCAATGCGTTTAAGCTCTTTTACTATTGCGTCTAACCTATCAAATGTTTCTAAATTATCATAAGTTTCGTCTATGAAAGGATGAAACGTCATGTATCCTAATTCACGAAGTCTACGTAGAGATCCTTTATTACTATACAGTATAAACGGTTGTGAACATGCAATAGGCTTAAATGTTTTTTCACTTAAGAAAACAGTATGATTAGTATCAGGATCACTGTAGTGTGCTTCACTTACAATAGATAACCATGTCTGTAACATGATATCGTCATTATACTTTATTAAAAATTGACCGCAATCTTGCGACTCGTATGTATGAGCGTCATTTTCATTAGGCGGATACATAGGCAACATACCTTTGATTGAATTATAATCTTCTTCAGGTAAATGTTGTCCTTCCATAAATGCACGTTGCAAAGTAAATTCATTCATAGAATTAATACCTTTATCTAGCAACTGTTCTTTATGTAGTTTTGCAAATAGCCAAGCACGATGATTTCGAGCTCTTTTTTGTAGGCAATCGTATAATTTTATAGATTCTGCATTTTTTCTTTTGTATTTGAATTGTTGTTTTGCTGTAGGTAAATTACTTTCTGGTATCATACTAGCCATTGCTATTTCAAAATGACTATAAGGAAAAACATACATCCGGACTTCTTTTAGTAATCCGTGATTAGTTGCCCATTCATTATATTGATCTGCACTATTCATATTGCCAGTTACATATATTATACGTTGTATAGGAATATCATATTTGTTACACTTATCATGAAACCATCCCCATAACCAATGTTCGTGATAACCTTCGTGTGATTGATCTAATAGTAAGTATGCCTTGCCCCATTTTAAATCATACCGCTGTTGTTTAGTTAAGTGATCAAAAGGTGTTGTCTTGCTTCCGTTAGGTGATTCTGCCCAACCATCAGGACTATGTGCAACTCCAGATGCTATAATATACGGCTCGTCACTAATAAGAGGTGTAGTTCCAAATGTAATTTTTAAATTATGATGGCGTCTAATATATTTGTATAGCACAGTTACTAAAGGGCTAGGAGTAAATCTTTTGATACCAGACGGATTTACATCTGTGCAACTTATAAGATTATTAAATTCATTTTCGTCTATTATTTGCTCAAAAGTAAAATGCATTAGATTAACTTATCTTTCCAAGTCTTTGGTGTCTTGTCATTAACAATTTCTAAAGGAAATGTATAATCAAACGGTTTTACTCCTCTGCGTCTAATATATTCTGTTGTGCGCACAACTGCTGTTTTAATATCTGTAGTAGTTTCATAGTCTAAAAGTTGTCTAGCTTTATCAGCACTACACATTGCATGTTTTACTTCTCTAGGCCTATCATCCATGTGTATAGGCGCAGTGTTTATACCAGTTTGATTTGCTACTAGTTTTGCTAAATCATTTATAGTAATAGTTCCTTCATCTGGTCCAATGTTAATAATTTCATTTACAATAGATCGATCTAAACTCATACGCTCCAAACAATTTACACAATCTGCTATATAGGAAAAACAACGTGTTTGCATTCCGTCGCCATATATAATAGCAGGTTTACCTTGTAAATTTCTGTTTATCATAATACTCATTACATTTCTAAACGGATCATCATAACGCTGCCTCGGACCTACAATGTTGTGCGGTACTGCTATGTTCCACTCCATGCCATGTGTTTCACTAAGAGCTTTTAAAACATCTTCTCCTGCAACTTTTGCAATACCGTACGGGTCAACTGGCTTAGGTTGCATGTCCTCTGTAAAAGGTGCTTGCTGGTCACCGTACCGTGCCATAGATGTACAGTACACAAACCGCTTTACATTATTTGCAAGAGCAGCACTAATAACACTTACACTTGCTTGAAATATATTTTTTGTTATAAAATCAGGACTTACGACACTAAGTCCTTCATGTGCAGTAGCAGCAGTGTGAACTACTATATCTACATCTTTCATTATTTCTGTCATGCGTGATCTATCACAACAATCTACTTTATATAGGTCGGCCTTCTCATGTACATTATCTTCATAGCCGCCTATAAGAGTATCGTTACCAGATACTGTATGTCCTAGTTCGATAAATCTATCTGCTAGATGGCTTCCGAGAAATCCAGCAATTCCAGTTATAAAAATGTTCATACAGTATCTCTACACAAATTAAAAAAGTTTTCCATTTCAGGAAATGTTTCTAAAAAGTTTACATTGCGTCTACGATCATATTCAGTAAACCAATTATAAAAATCTTTACGTCCTTCTAAAATGCGCTCGTTGCTATAACTGGTTGTTGCAAAGTAATCACGTACTCTACGAAAACGTTCATATTCTAAATCGCTAAATTTTCTTGTATCAGCATCGTCTTGGTTTGCTTTTATAAAATCTAAAATTTGATCCATATAAGGCAAAAATTCTTCTTTAGGTAAAATATGCATATCGTATTGTAAAGGCTCCTTTAAGTAAGGAGTATCAAATCTAATACGTCTACGCTTACCATCATAAAATTCTTTGCGCCAATCTAACACCTTTTGCAAAAATAATGTAAAGTTTGTTACACTTAAAATGTTAAAAGTACACATAACTGTTAAGTCTGACTTTGTGCTATTAAGAAAGTTTTTCATGTTACTTTCCCATAGTTCTGTGTTTAACCCAGTACGCATATATTCTGCTCGTTTGCCGAAAGAGTCCATACTAGTATATACTTTAAACTTTTTAATCTTATTTCCTTCTATTAGTTCGTTTACATTATCTGCAAACTTACTAATGATACGAGGACTAAGACCCATGTTACTATTTAGATTAAGTTCTATATGCGGACGTGGATTTGCTTTTAGTTCATCAAATATACGCCAAGTGCTTTTATGCATTAACGGTTCTCCGCCAGTAACACGTAATATGTTTAATGTTTTACTAAGTTCAGGCCACCAATCCCACCATGCCTGAATATAAGGATTATCGTCTTCTGCCATAGGTTTAAACCAGTCAATATCTAATGCATGATTGTTTACACCTTCAACTTTACCAAACTTCTTAATTTCAGCATGGTACGAACTACTTGCCATAGGATGACAATATCCACATTTAAAATTGCATTCATTACTAAATGCAACTTCAACATACTCTGGGTTTACATTAAAGTCCCAAGGATTGTCTAATATCTCTTTTACACGCTCAGGTTTATATATAGACTGGTTACGTATCATTCTGTCACTAATATGATCGTCTTTCATATCTTCAACGTTCCAGCAATACTGACATCCTACACAGCGTTCACCTATTAACATCTTAGCACGTTCTTTTTTCTTTTCTAACGTGTTATGTAGTGCGCTTGGATTATTACGTATTTCTTCAATAGGTATATGATGCGGAGATGGATGATAACAACTATGTGTATCACCTGTATGCAAATAGATTGTAACATGGTGCCATTTTGCTAAACAAAACGTTGGACTTATGTCATCCATTAATTCCATATTTTCTTTTATAAGTTGAGTTTCTGATTTCATTCTGGATCAATTACAAATTGTTGATTAGGGTTTCTACTTGGATTTTGATATACTGTTTTAAAAAATTTACTTTGTTCAGCATCTAAAGGTTCAAGTGCTATAGGGATGTCTAACTCTTGTTTTAGTTTATTACCAAGTTCTTCAATAGAGTCTTGCAGTCCTTCTATCGATACTTTTGGTTCGATTTCGTTCCAAAGACTATTTAAGTATTTAAAGTCCCTAACTTGTACATAATCCCAATCTGTACACATTGTTTTATACAGTCCTTCACGAGCTCCGTAAATTGCCCAACGTCCGTTTTCAACGTCAGCTCCCACCATTAGCCATATCCAAAGTCTATGCAAGTTTTTCCAATGTCCTTTAAGAAAGTCTTCTTGTGTAGGTTTGACGCCTTGGTCTAGTGTCATTTTTACACCTTCACGAAATCCTGCTCTCCAAGCCTGCTGTGGAGTTGCATTATTATACACATTACTATAACAGCTATTTTGTTGAATGTATTTTAAATCCCAGCAAAAGTCTACTTGTGCATGTGGGTTGTCTGGATCTGCGTTTTCATGTGTACGCATGTTTAGTACATAATCTTTTGGCCAACATTTAAGTCCGCCATTACCGTACAGTAATCCGTTAATAACATTCTTACCGCACCAACTAATAACACTATGTTCTAAGTCAGTATGTTCTCCGAAGTCTATTTCTTGTGACAGAAATTCAGATATAATTTTATTATCGCCATCTACTGTAATAAATCTATCTGTTTCACTTAGTTCTGCACAGGCTTTGTGTGCAGCATCTGAACCTTCTACACCATGTACACGTTTAGCCCAAGGAATTTTACTGCATAAGTCTGCGTAATTTTCTTCAGCATTTGGCTCATCGTAACTTAGATAAATGATATCGTAGTCTAATACTCTAAATTTTTTATTCATTTGTTACCTCGTAAGAATATGTATCGAATCTTCTTATAGTATATACACTTAACGGCATTCCGTCAAACTCGTAATCTTCCGAAAACGGTAGTACAATATAAAACTCATTTCGTAATTGGTTAAGTGAGAAAGAAAGAGTTTTATGCAAAACATTAGGATTGTTTTTTTCTGTAATATGAAAATAACAATCTACATTTAATGTTACCTTTTGTTCGTTTAATTTTGCTTGTAATTCTTTGCCTATATAAAATTTCCAACATGTATTTTTTAAATCTTGTATAATTTTTATGTCTGCATTTACATCGTCATTACATTCATATAACCAATTATTAATATTATACACGGCACTATCTAACACGTTTCGATCTAATTCATATAGTTTAGATTGAGTGTTATAAGTAACTTTTATATCAGTAATTGATTCTTCACCTGTAAGTATATCTTCAACATCTTCATATGTTGTTTCAATAGAAGGATTATCATCTGGTATATCAGGATCATTTGTAACACTTATAATGCTACCTGTAACAGAATCAAAAACTACTCTATAACCAGTTGCTACTTTAGGTTTAGGTGCTTCCCATATTACAGACATAATACATCCTCATACAATTTTAATATTTTTGTTGTAACAAAATTATTTTCTGTATAATGAAATATACCGTCTTGTTTATGATTACCTATAATTAATTCTAGGTTAGGTTTAAGATAAACTCCTACTCGTTCTTGCCAAGTCTCTGTTATTGTGTTCCAACCTTGATTATGAGGTTTCATATGCGTAAAAGTCGGATATGTAGATTTTTTGTTTGTAATTTGTGTTTCACAATCTAATAATTTAGTTACAATAGCAGCACTAACATCCATGCTCATACGTTTAGGATAATGTTCTTTTACATATTGTCCATAAAATAAATTCCAATTATTTGATACAAGTTCTAACCATTTATAAAAATTATGTGCAAAATCACATTTTTTAAAATAATGTACACCTACATATATATCAGGAAGATTATTGCTACGAAATGCTTTTCTATAATATGTATCGTTAATTAAGTTACGCCGGTAGTCATAAACATTACTAACAAAATACATTTCATAGTTAGACAAAAAAGTCCACCAACTATCTATATTTTGTAATACTAGCATATCTGTATCCATTACAATAGTTTCATCGTAAGGTGTTACATGATATGCCTTCCATCTATTTTGTACTTTCCAGTCCTCTATTTTAGCAGTATCTTCCCAAGGTATAGGAATAATATGATCAAATAAATTTTGATATTTTTTAGGAACAGGATCATTAGTTACTATTGACACACCTGTATTGTTAGTTGCCTTTATACTCATTGCACAAAGACATGCTTGTGTAACATAATTGTCTTGGCTATTTTGTGCAACCATTAAAAATCCTTTAGACATTAATGACCCTTTCAAGACTAAATTTATTCATTACATGTACACTAGAATTTTGAAATCTAATCGGAACATATTCTCCTAAGTGATCTTTCTTTTCAACTAAAAATAAAAAACGTTCATCTTGCAATTCTATAATTATATCTTTATCAGTAGTGTAAAATAGTTTTCCTGGCATTGATCCAGCAAAGTTACCAGATTGATATCCGTTCATTATATGGATAGCAACACTAAATGCATGATCATTTCTATATGTTACAGAATTAATTTGATACACTGCATTATAATAACTCCAGTTTTCTTGTATATGTTTTATTAAATTAAAGAAAATATTGTTAGTTTCTGTCTTTCTAAAAAATACACAAGTTGCCCAATAAAAATCTACACTAGTGTCTGATACATAATCAAATTCTGTATAGTCTCTAAAATTTGCTAAATCATATGCATCTTTGTATATAAGAAAATCTAAATGCTGATCAAAACAATTATTTAATACGTTATCAGCAATTACAAAATCTGTATCTAATAATATAGTTTCAGTGTAAGGACTAATATCAAATGCTAGACATCTTGAATCATTTTTAAATTCTAAACGTTTTTGTGTAATACTGCCGTCATAAAATCTTTTAAGACTGTGAGTTTCTGACCAGTCAAGTTCAATTACTGTATCAAATATATCTTTATAGTCTGGATATGCTTCCGCAAGGTAATCAAGACTGTCAGTTGCTACAGTAGTTGGTAGATTTAAATATTTACGTACTCGTTTAGCAAGAAAAATTGCTTGTTTAAGATAATCAACTTGTGAATTGTTTCTAGCAAACGTAAGGACACCCTTACTCAATAATACCCTCCACAGATCTATTGTTCTTTAACTTTGTATATTCATTGAAATATTTGTTAGATGATTCAAAATACTTTGATAGTATTTCTTCTAAAAATGCTTTAAGATCTAAAATTTCAATCGGCATGTTATTGTCATCAATTAATACAGTTGTAGTTTGCATCGACGATACAAGTGTATGACAAAAACTTATTAATTCTTGTGTGACTGTAAATTGCCCACCGCAATAATAGTGAATAATATCTTGTTTAAATTGTTCTGTTAATACCCTTTTTTGATTGTTAAGGGTAACCATATAATTAGAAAAGTCTAATGCTTTTTCAAGTCTTTGGTCCATACGAGCGCTCCTATAGTTAACACTAGTATATAACCATTATTTTGTTTTGTCAATAGATATCTGAGTTTATTGTAATGTAGTATCGTTAGTATATGTTGGTGTTGCAACTGCAACATACGATCCAGTTGCTCTATACTGACTTACTGTACTAGTTAATGTACTTCCAACATTTTCATCAACTGGGCCACCTAATCCTGTTTGGTCACCGCTATCATCGTCTCTAAAATAAATTCTAAACTGTAATGTATCAGTTCCTACTATTCTAGCTTCTACAATGTAATCGTTTTCAGCATATACACCACTACCTGTTTTTCTAAAAATTTGTTGATAAGTTGAAGTTATATTTGCATAACCGATAACCGAAGTAGTTCCTGTTCCAGTTGCAGTTGTGCCGCTACGACCAAACTTAATAGTACCCATGTTAGTTACCATATTATTCCAGTCATTAAATTTTGCTCCGCTGCCACTTGCAAACGAAGCATTAAAACGAATTTCACCGCCGGAGTTAAAGAAGTAACGCATATGATCTGCACCGCTTGCTGTATGATTAGCACCGCTTGTTGTCTTTGTAGATTGTCCACCTGGAAAATTTACAGATACAACATGTTGAATAACATCTGGACTGTTGCCCCAATTAGTAGTTCTTGTGCTTGTAATTTTATTTTCAGCACTCATTTGGCCTGCTGCTGCTACAAGCCTATTTGTTTCTGTTAGTCCAATTACAGCGTTATAGTCATTGTGTCCTTTGACTGTTTCATTCGGACTGTTACTTGCATCTGCACCAATAATTTCTGTAGCACTTAACTGTGCAATAGTTGTTGGCACAGTACCACTTTGATGAGTACGTGCATCAACTGTATCTGAATATAAATCATTCATATGTGATGCTAAAACAGTTTGTGTAATTGCTACTGATGATGATTGTATAGCTTGGCCATATCCGTAATCGCCGGTACCATTACCTAATACTTTTTGTATTCTTGTTTGCAGGTCATTATACTGAGCTGCTGTAATTATATCTCCGACGCTTACGGTTGACATGTTTTATCTCTCCATCTTTAAATACTTATACTTTAAGTACACATTCTATTAAGCACTCTGAGTCATCATTACATGATTCTAACGCTATTCCTACTAATCCAGTAGTTGCAATAGTTGAAGCAATACCATCTTGCCAAGCATAAACTGCCATGCCTTTTGAAACAGGGCCTTTTACTCTTACCGGAACACGACCTTTAAGTGCAACTGCTTGGCCTTCTGCTGCACTGTTCATTAAGTACGCCGGTTCTGCAGATATAACACCTACTACTATATCACTTGCTTTTGCTGGACGTACTTCTGCTGTGCCACCTACAGCAACAATAGTGCCTGTTGGTAACTCGTCTTCTGTTGAATAAACCTCTGCTAAGTCAGCATACTGTGTTGAAGTAGCAATACCTCTAAAGTATCTTGCTTCCATATCGCCATTTGCATCACGCAATGCTACAGTGTTTGCTGTATCTTGTGTTGTAGGATAATATACATTACCTGTAAGTTTTAATCCTGATGCGCTTGTTGCATTTCCATCAAAATCGTCTGCATATACAGTTGACCATTTGTTAGTTGTTGTTCCTAATGTTATACCAAGATCTCCAGGAGCAACACTTGATTGTTTTATATTCATTGGATTGTAAGTTATGCCCGCTGCTTCAACATATATTCCTATAGTATTGCCAACTTTTTGTGTAATTTTTGCAGTATTACCGTCTATGTTAACTAGTAAATCATCATCGTCACCTACTGTAAATCCAGCATCTACAAAATCAACAACGGATGTAAAATTTAAATTTGTTGTAGTTAAATAATCACTAGCAGGTGAGCCGCCTAATCTATCAGAATTTGTTGCTGTTCCCCAAAATCTTGCTGATGAACTAGTAACTCCGCCTACTGCATTTTGTGTATCAACTAATGTAATACCTTGATTAATTCTATCAAATCCGGTTATTGCATCTGCTGATGCAATTGTAAATGTATCACTACTAATAATTGCAGTTGTTGTATCATTAACAGTTGCAGCAATAACACTGTGTTGAGTACTAGGAGTAGCAGTATCATTAAGTACTAAACTACGCATCTGTGTTATATTACCTGCACCTGTACTTTGTGGGCCTACAAGGACAAACCCGCCTGAACCTTTTGCATATAATTGTTCGTTTGTTGTATCCCACCAAAAGTCGCCTTGGACTAAGCCTACTGGTCCTGGTTGTGGTCCTACTTCTGCGCCGCCTGCTGTTCTCCAAGCTGTTCCGTCATAAAATTTTAATTTTTCTGCACCTACAGATGCATCAAACCATAGCTGCCCTTGTATAGGTTTGCCAGGTGATTGGCTGCTTGCAAAATTTTCTAATAAATGTACAAAATTTTCATTTTGTACTTCGCCGTATCCAGCATAGTTTTTACCTACAAGTTTAAGATCTGTGGCATTATTAATAGTGCCATCATCTACTGTAGTTATGAATTGTCCTCTAAAGTTATCTATTTGATATGCCATTTTTTAATGTACCCCTGTATAGTGTATTTATCTTATGATTGAAATAGCCAAGTCGTGCCATCCCATAAAAACGTTTTTAAAATCGTATTTGTTGTTGCAGATACAGTAGTTACTGCATCTGAAAATGTAACTGTTTGCACAACAGTCTGTGATTCTGGAGAGCCAGCTTTATCAACACTAACATTAATAACTGATTTTGCGTTTTCTACCGCAGTTGTTCCTGCATAAGTGTATTGGTATGCTAATACTCTAGCTTTTCGACCTAATGTATTATCAGGATATAATAAATCTAAATAACCTCTAATATCAGTGTTTGACATTCCACTAGCGTCCATTGTAATTGCCACGTCAGAATCTTTTATTTGTGCATCAACATAACTTTTTGTTGGTACACTACTTGGAACGTTGCTATCTATAACTCCTCTAATTATACTGTTGTTAACTACTAAGTCACCTGCTGGACTTAGATTTAAATGTTGTCCATTTGTAGTTGTAATAGTACTACCTGATATTGTAATATAATTAGTTTGTAAACTATTCATTACACCTAATGATGTTATGCCTGGAGCAGATGTTACCGAAGATCCTAATGAAGTTTCAGTTAATACTGTATTACCGTTAATTTTATATTCTTTACCATTACCTAAATCTATATTTTGATTACTGTGAAAAGATTGGTTTGAATTTTGGTATAGAAAATCTTTACTACCTTGACTAGATTGTACAATTATACCAGCACCGTCTACTCCTGCATCGTCAGTAACAGTACTATCTTCTAAAATACCTAATTCTAAATTTTTATCTTGGATACGTAGTGTTTGTGTTTCTATAAAACTGTTTGACCCTTTAACTGTAAGATCGCCCTCAATAATAACGCTACCTGGTAATACAGATGTACCTACGTGTAACATTGCATCAGGAGCTGAATTATATATACCTACTCTAGCTGTTGCTGCTTTTATTTTAATTGCATCAACTAAGCCTACACCTGTTGCACTTCCTGAAACTCTAAATGACATATCATCATTAAGAACTAAATTTTGGTATTGAAAATTACTACCTGCTCCGTCTATTTTTTGTTGATGTATACTTGTAAATTTAATACCATCGTTGCCTCTAACTATTAAACTTGCATCAATTGTACTTGTAATATCTGTTCTAACAAATTTTGTTACATTAACTCCGCCGATGCCATCAGCATTAGTTGCAGTGCCATGTATTTTATATTCACTGTTAAGAATATTAAATCCACGCTTTACTAAACGATTGCCATTTATGTCTGTTGCTAATCCTTCAATTGCAGCGTCAGCATTTGTAGATGCAATATAAAATTCTAAATTACTCCATACTCCAACTAAATTTCCACCAACATAATGTTTAATTACTGATCTTTCAAAACCTTGTGTATCAACAATAGTGTCAGGAATTTCTCCAGTAATTCCTTGAGTACTTTTATAAAGAGGACCTAATAGTTGTAACTCATCTCCGTCCCAACTATACAGTTGTTTATTTGATGTATTATACCAAAGATCTCCTTGAGACATTATAGGCTGAGATGGTTGTACATATGCGCCGCCAGCTGCTTTAAAGTCTGTACCGTCGTATACTCTTAATGTGTCAGTAGTAGTATCAAACCAAAGTTGTCCTTCTAATGGTGAAGACGGTGCAGCAGTAGATGCAAAATTTTCAAGCATTTGAATAAAGTTTTCGTTCACTGCTTCACCAAAGCCGGTGCTGTTTCGGCCAATTAAAGTTATATCAGTTGCACTTGTGTTTTTAACACCATCTATAAGATCTATTAAAAGTGATCCATCTGTTTTGTTTAACTTATAACTCATGTTGCGTCCTTACCGGTATAGATAATATAATTTGTAGTTAAAAATGGATTCATTATATCCATTGGTGTTTGGGTTGTATAATCTTTAATACCGCCAACATCTAACATTGCACTTGAATTTTGTACATCAGCTAATCCTGATGCTGTTGGTATCTGAACTGTTCCAGTTGTTGCACTTTCAGGTGTTGTCCTTGTTGCATAGTATTGTCTATTATTACTATCGTTATATAAATCGTGTGTATGATCAGGCAATTCAGCTTGTGTGATAGCATGTGTTTCGTTACCACCTGTAAATCCTACAGAATCTGCCGCAGGGTCTACTACTACGTTTGCACTAGTGCCACCCATATTATCCGAACCCATGGGCATACGTCCACGCATATCAGGTAATCCAAAATGTGCTGCTGCTGGCGATGCTTTAAATTTATTACCAATTACCTGATATAATAATGGATATGAACTAATTAAAACTTCACGCCCGTCACATAATAACCATACGCCGCCACCAACGGTTGTTGGATCAGGATCATTATCGCCACCGTAAGGCATAAACACACCTGGTGGAGTTTTAGGAATACTAGATAGTAACTGAGCATGTGTTACCTTTTTCAAAGGTTCGTTAACATCACCTGGTTGGTTAAGTAATACTTCATCTTCAGCATTTATGACTGTAGCTGAATTTTTATTATTAATAAATCCAGTATCTATTTGTGTTGTAAATGTTGCTACGCCGCTAGGTTGTTGTCCATTAAAACTAATGCTGTTACTAGAGACATCTCCAGTTAAACTAAACACTGTAGGACTTGCTAGTTGAGTAGCTGGGCCATTCATTACACCTGTTACTGTTCCTGAAATATTACCTACAAAATTTCCATAAAAATTACTTGCGTAAACACTACTAAATGATTTTATTGCACTTCCTAAGTTTACTGTGTTATTTGCACTTGGCAGGATATTACCGGCAGCTGTTATTTGTCCATTTACGATGCTATTACCGTGAACATATAGGTCTTGAGATATTCCAATTCCGCCTAATGTTTGTATGCTACCTGTTGTAGCACTAACACTATTAGTGTTATCAGTAACTAATAATCCTTCATTTGTTTGAATTTTACCATTTACATCTAATGCCTGTGTCGGATTTGTTTTATTAATACCAACTGTGTTATCGGCATTTACACGCATTATAGTCGATACTGATGTTCCTGTATTTAATCTAAGATCAATACTAGATGTAGGCGTTGTATTTGTAATTGAAGCAGTCCCTGCATCAACTGTTAAATTAAAATTTTGTGCTTCACCAATTTTTAAACCAGAATTATTTCTAATTTTAAATTGTTCAGATACTGTATTCTGAATGTCATTTCTTAAAAAACTAGCTGCCGGAATAACATCATTACCAATAGTTAAATTATTTGCAGTTTTGGCAGGTCCTATATATTCTGCTGCACCTTGTAAACTTATATTTTGTGTGCTTAAATTAATACCTGGTTCAATTTTTGCAAACCCTGTAATTGATGCTTTTGGTTCAAAACTATTTGTACTAATTATTACTGTAGGTTGACCTTTTATTTCAATTGTCATAACAGTGTAACTTATATTGTCTTTACCAAGAATATTTTGTATTTTAAATCCTGTACTAAGTCCTTCACTAAACTCCGGACCTACTAATATCCAGTTACTACCTGTATAAAGATAAAGCTGTTGGCTTGTTGTATTAACCCATAAGTCGCCAACTAAACTATTTGCTGCAAGAGGTTCATCTGACGAACGTTTTACACCTCCACTTGCTATCCAAGTAGTACCGTCATATATTTTTAATGTATTAGCTGACGGGGTAGTGTCGTACCATAATTGACCTGTTACAGGCGAAATTGGAGCAGATGTTGCTGCAAAGTTTTCCAACAAGTGCAACATGTTTTCACCGATTAATGTTCCGTATGCTGTTACATTTTTTCCCGGAAACTGTAAACTTGTACTCGTATCTACTGTTCTATCTTCAATTATAATAGAACCGTTGTTTGCCTCGTCTGTATGTCGTAGTGTATATGGCATCTATTACCCCTCATTAAATCCTGTTAAACTTTGTATTCTTACAGTATAATCTACTTGCACTAATCTGTTTAATGATTTTTGTACAGGATGGAAAATAACATGAGTAATTAATTTACCTTCTCCGGATGCACTATAACTTTTTAATCCTAGTTCATCAAAAACATATAAACTTTCATTACTGTCAGTTGTATCAAATGCAGCCTGTGCAGATGGTTCACCATAATCTAGTAAACATGTAATGAACACATCAGTATAGTTAGTGCCATTTACATGTCTTGTTTCTATTTTGTTTCTAACCTTATCAGTATTTGATGGACTATCTGCAACTACTTTACTAAAGGTTTTATTATATAAACTTGCATTAGTTCCTGTACTATTAGGTGTTAAATATGTAATAACACCACTTGGATCTAAGTTAGTTCCGCCGTTGCCAAAGTCCATACTCCAAACAAATCCATTGCCTTGGTTAGCAATACTTTCTGCTAATGCAATACTCATATTTTCATAATGAATAGCATTACGTTTGTTAATCAAAATTTCACCAGATTCAGGATCGTGGATTTTGATGTGTCCTTGGACCATTACTCCGTGTTCATCTTGCAGCATATTAATTCTCTCTTTCGGTTTATCAATTGTATTTATTCGGGTAGCTTGGTTGTGCTTTCTCTCAAGAAACTACTAATTGCAGTTTTACTTTCTTTTAGAGCAACACCCTCTTCGCGCCACTGTGTTCCTATTTTTCTTACTACTTTTATTTTTTGACCATCAATTGGAGTGTTTAATAATCTCAAAATATTATCTTCTGTACCATGTACGCTAAATTCTGCAAGTAATGTTTCATCAGCAGCTGGACTTGTTTGATCTAACAAATGGTTAAATTTTTGTAATGTTGTTTTACGTAAACGCTTGCCTCCAACAAACACTTCAAATTGATCTACTCCGTATTGTGCGGAGAAATTTAATGTAAAATCAGTAGTTGATCCATCACCTTCAAACTCTTGAATAAGTGTTTTATCTTGGTAAGGTATAGTTTCTATAGCACCTTGATTACTTACTGTAGAGCCTGCTTTTACAAATGTGTTAACACCTGTACCTAATGTGCCTCTACGTAGTTGACGCAGTACGTTATCTTCTTTAATAAAATATTCTATTCTTTCTCCGTTTATAAAAATTATACCAGGTAAGTTTAGTGTTTTATTTGGTTCATCTAATATAGTTCCATCAATTACTTCAATACGAAGATCTGTATAATTTAAATCTTTACTTAATATTGTTTCAGTATAACTGTTAATGCGCTTGTAGTGTGTTCTATTAAGAACATCCTTAAATTGTCTATAACCAAAACGCTTTGTAGATACTGGTGATGTATAATGAATAATGTCAAACTTATCATTGTTAGCAATACTTCTAGTAATTTGCACACTTTCACGATCATCACGTACTATATAATCTATAGTCGGACTTAATAATTCTCCGTTTAATGCAATCCAAATATAGTTTTCGCTTAAAATATTAGTTTTTAAATTTATTATACCTAATGATGTTTCAGCATATTCTTTCCAATCATCGCTACCAACAACTAAAGAAGAACGTTTAATTGAACTTACTGTTTTACGTTCTGTTTCTAAAACGTTGTGTTCACTGAATTGATACACTAAAATTTTACCATTATCTGGAACATTAACTAATCTTATTTCATTACCAACTAATTCATAAGATTCATTTTTTGTATACAATTCAACTGTATCACCTACATTATAAAAATTATTAAATAATTCTAATGTACTAGATTCAGATAACCATCTATAATCAATTGTGTTTGTTTTAAGCTCGCCATTAATATATACACTAATATCGTTAGATGTTTGACTTAGGTATGGTACGTGCCAATTACTAATAGGATAGAAATTTGCAATTGTTGCTGTAAATTTTGTTTTATATCCTGTATGTAATACATTGTTATTATCAATTACTAGTATGTTTACATCTAATGGAATACCAGTAAATGGTATTTGTGATAGTTCAAAATTTGTTGTACTGCCATCAGCTGTAAATTCGTCAATTGTAATTTCACTAAATGTTTGTGTATCACTGTCATATAAAGTATAATTTATTAAGGCACCATCTGCAGGAGCTTCACCAAATTCAAATATTACAGTACCTTCGTATGCATACTCTGCTGAACTTTTTACAATTTTAACATCTGCAACAGTACCTTGTGCAGTAACCGTACTTCTTTTTTCTCCATCTACTGATACAAACGCACTCATTTTATCTTGATGTTGAATCTTTGTAAGGAATTGTGCTGTGCTACCGTCTCCGATAAATGTACCTGTATCTAAAATCTTAGAACCGTTTGTACCTACTACCATTGTTGTAATAGTTGTACCGCTTTCTAATACATTATTAAACAATATAGTTTTATTAATGTAATCAATACTATATTCTTCTTTACCTACAATTCTATTTTTTGTAACTAAATTACCGCCTGTTATTCTAACAATTAAGTTATCATCTTTAATCGGAGTTGCACCTATATCTAATGGTACATTTAATGCATCAATTACTGCTTGTGCAGCATTAATTTCAAGTTGTTTGTTATCTTTTGCTATTTGTAGGTTAGCAATTACTGTATTTTGATTATCTACTTGAGATTGTTTTGTACTAACTAAACCGTTTTGAGCTGTTACTTCGCTTTGTTTATTAGTTACAAGTACCACATAACTATTATATTGTATTTCATAAGCATCACGCAAGTCTTCAGTGCTGGATTTTTGACCTTGATAGTTAATTATATCTGAATTTAGTGCAATTATTTGCGATCCTAATGATGACGATTGACTTTGTAAACTGCTAAGTTGGCTTTGTAAACTGCTAAGTTGACTTTGTAAACTGATAAGTTGACTGTGTAAACTGCTAAGTTGACTTTGTAAACTAACACGTTGACTTTGTAAACTATTAATCTGATTTTGTATAGATATATACTCACTTGACCCTGGTAGATAGTTGCCAAGATCGCTAGTTAGACTAGAAATTTGACTATCTATACTAGAAATTTGTCCTTCTAGACTAGAAATTTGTGATTGTAAACTAGAAATTTGTGATTGTAAACTAGAGATCTGCCCTTCTAAAGTAGAAATTTGTCCATCTATACTAGACTTTTGTGACTGTAAACTACTAAGTTGACTTTGTAAACTAGTAATAGTTGATGTTAAATTATTTATAGTTGTTATGTAACTTTGGTATTGTGATGTTGTTAAATCATTAGCATCACGCTGAGCTTCTAAAGATACTAGTTCAGATTGTAAACTTGTCAATTCTTGTTGTAAACTAATAAGTTGAGTTTGTAAACTATTTAAGGTAGAATCTTGTGCTATTGCATCTAATTCTAGACTTGATAATTCGCTGTTTCTTGCTGCAAGAGCTGCGTACTCTGCATCAGCATTAAATGTATGTGTTCGAGTTACAATTATTCCTTGTCCGTCACCTGTTCTATCAAACACCTTAATATCTACTGTGTCCAATACTTGTCCAGGCACATGTTCATCTGTACTACGAGAACTAGATACAGTAACAAACCCGTCACCATCTATAATTATTTCACCTGCATCATGTCCTGATGCGTTACCGTATGAAAAATTACCGCCTGATAACTGAGTATCAAAACTTAATAAGTCAGGAACAAATGCACCGTCGCTTGTAGATTTTCTAACAACAAATACATCGTTTTCTACAATATTATAATCGCTAACATCAAGTTCAGTTGTTGTTCCGTCACCTGTAATACTGTTTGTAATAGCATAAACATTAGTAGCTGATGATCCTGCTACAAAATCAGTTGCATCAATTCTTACACCGTTCTTGTACAGGTTATAAACAACGCCATCTTCTAATGCTTTTGAAAGCTGTACAGTAGATGTAGATCCATCTGCCCTAAATACTTCATCTTCGAATGTGCTATCATATTCGTCCCAAGAATCATTATACCATCCGCTTGCGTCCCAGCCTGCTTCAGTGTCAAAATCAAAACTTGTAATTTCAACGCCGCCATAATCTATACCATCAAGTACTTGACTTAAATCTTGTATAGTTGTATCGTATCCCGGCATTTCGCTTGTTGGTTTATAAAGGTTGTGTATTCTGTCACCTGCTGTAAGCATTGCCGGATCTATTTTATAATTAACAACAACTATTGCACCGCCAGCAACTCCAGTTGCAAATTCTATTGTTCCTTTATATATTGTGTAGCCTAACGAAGTGTCAATAACATTACTATATGTATATTCACTTACTAATGATTCTTCACCATTGACAGAAATAGATACAGTAAGTGAATCTAAATCCATTGGCCATTTTAAAGTAAATGTAGTCTGCTGTGAAAGACTTGTAAATGTTTGTGATTTATTTAAATCCAAATATTGTAGTTTTCCACTAACTCTATCAAATTTAATTGTAGTATTAATTTTTCTAATAGTATCATTTTTAATAATAGCAGTAGCGTTTGCTGCTTTGCCGCCTTCTGATTGGCTGCCATTAAACACTACCTTAGGAGCACTAGTATATCCTGATCCTGGATTAGTAACATCGATTGCACTTATTTTACCTCTGCTTATATAAGCAATAGCAGTAGCGCCTGTGCCGCCGCCACCTTCAAATGTAATTATTGGTGTTGATGTATATAAAGTACCTGTTTCTGCAAGTTCAATTTTATCAATATAATAAGTTGCATTATCAAACCATGATTTCCAAGGATACTTATCTCCGTCTTGTAACACAATACTACCATTTTCTATAGTAGCAGTTTTAGGTGTAATTTTTCCTGTATTAGGATTATACCACGGCATAAGGTCAAAGTCTGTAATCTGACTTTGTGATTTTTCTAATTTAGAATACGAACTTACAAATTCTCTAATTTTAGTTTTAAATGGTTTTACTTCATTAATATATTCTTGGTAATTTTTTAAATTATCATTTTGATAATTTATACGCTGTTCTAGTTCTCCAAAATTATGTTTTGCTTTTACAAAACTTGTTTTAAATAGCCAGTCTGGTTTTTGTCCTTCGCTTAAAATATAACGTATACTTGCAAAGAATATCTTGTTATATTCTACAGCTAGATTATCTACAAAAATATTATCAAACAATACTGATAAAATATTTCTAGTTTCACTAATAGGAACTCCATCATAAATTGTAGTGTCAAAAGCATAACCGTCAAATCCACTTATAGTGCCAGAAAAATTATACAATCCTTTATCAATTTCAATAGTTCCGTTTTCTCTACCAACTGTTTCATAGTTAATGCTATAGTCAACACTATTTTGATCATCTATCTTTTTAAGTAATAACCAAGTGTTATCACTTGTATTATTAATTTTTACAATATCACCAATTGCATCATTAAGTGATTCAAGTTCATAGGAATATTCTAGTGTATGATTTGCGCTAGTAAATTGATTATAATTAGTAGCATACCAATCAACATATTTCCAATACAATGTTGTATCAAAATTCTGTGTTTTAACACGCTGCCAAGACATAAGTACTGGATTGTATTCTAATATTGACCATTTATTTGCAATAGTACTATCACTATCTACTAATGCTCTAAGTCCTCTTACATTAATTATTGTATTGTTATCGTACCCAGATCCGTTACTTGTAACTGTAGCAGTTATAATTTGACCTTGTGAATTAATTGTTGTTTCAACTTGTGCATTTGTGCCTGTTCCTACAACAATTACGTTAGGACCTTGTCGTGTACCAGAGGTATACGATAGATCAATATAACCAAACCCAGGATCTGTAATAACAACATTTATTAATCTTCCATTATCAAGCACTGGTGTAAGAACTGCCTGTTTAAATTTATTAGTTCCAATAAACTGTACATCTATTTCAGCATCAACGTTATAATCATATTCTCTAGAATAGATACTAGGTGCATCATCTCGTGTGTTTAGACCACTAAGATCAAAATCATCAATAATTATTTGTTTTCTTAGTGCCATGTTAGCACGTTCAATTACAACTTTAAGTGCTTCTAATCTATTTACAAACCATGTTTGTCTTGGGCGTGTTAGATTACCGTACCTTAGTTTAGGACTAATATTTGGATCTGGAACTTCTTTTAGATTTTTATCAAATCCGACTAAACTATCAAACCATTTTGTTTTTAATTCTGTGCTAGGCACACTTGTATACAATCCATCACTAATAATTTGATACTGGTTATGTATATTTAATTGTTGGTTGGGAATAGTCCACCAAGTAAAGTTAAGTATAGTATCTTTGCCTTTAATATCTAATAAAGAATTATTAATAACATACCTATTTGGTGATTGTAATTCTACATATTTGTATCCAAACAATCTAGGATCAGAAATATACTGTGTGACATCATATAATGTTACTTGTCTTTCTTTTACAGTAGGTAACGTTTTTTTATTTTTAACCCAGAAATAATATAAATTACTAAAACTCTGTAGTATACTATCGTACTTTTTCTTTAATACATAAGTATCATTATTATATTTAGGTATTCCACTTATTCCATTAGATAGCCCGTCTTCACTATCTGCAATTTCTCTCCATTCACTAGGACTTAAATTGCTTTCAACCCATTCATAAACATCAATTGAACTTCCTGCAAATTGTGTATTCCAAGTATTTGTTTGATACTGAGGATTACCTTGATAAGGATTTTTAAATTTAGCTGTGCTAATATCCCACCATAATTCGCCTACTTGAGATATTCCCCAAGATTTAAATGCATCTACAGTTACACTATCATTTTCGTCAACATTTGTGTATATTGCTGGATCCCATTTTGTTTTATATCTTAATTCTTGTTCTGCTGGTCCTGCAATACGTCCCTGAATTGGATCGATTATATCAATATAATCAATAAACTCTTGCTTTGATTTATCATATAAAAACGGTCCTTTAAACTTGTTTATATCAACAACTGGTAATGCTTCTCTATGTTTAATCCAATTAGCAACACCATTCCACTTATAGTTTACAAGTGTATTATTAATTTTAGAATACAAATGATGACCATTTACTTTAAAATCTTTACTAATGTCTAGTGCGTCTTCTAATATACCTGCATATAAAAATTGATCTTCAATGTTTTCAAACAAATATAAATTACCTACATTATATTGCGTTTCAGTAAACGAAGTAAAGTTGTTATCGAAATAAGTACCGTCACTAAACTTTCTTGTAACAGTTTTATCACCGTAAAGACTAGATATTAAAAGATTACTTCCAATAAATTCTACGTTACGCCCAAATGCTTCGTTACTTTCATGCAAAGGACTTGTAATAGTATTAGTAAGTGTCCACACACCATTTGTATATTTGTAAACTTTTACTAATCCACCGTTTACAATAGATGCCCCGTCTGCATTTTCTTTATGAAACCCAATAGCAACTTGTGTGCCATCGTTACTTAGAGCAAAACTATGTTTATATTCTTCGTCATTAATACTATTATCTACAATTGTAATAGTTTCACTCAATCTGTAAGAATTATTAGAATATCTATATACAGATACTTCATCATCAATAGTAACACTAGTACTGCTATCATCTCTACTAACATAAGCAGCTAATACATTTCCATTTTCAGAAAGTTGATAATCATTTCCAAATCCGTTGTATCCTATTGCTATTGCAGTGTCTGTTCCGGCAGTAACAGTACTTCCGTCTGGTGTAATACGTGGAATATATCCTGTGTAATCAATATCGTTATCTACTATTGTCCATTGTGCAGCATTAAATGCACTTTGGCTAATATTTGTTGTTGCAACATATAGTTGATTATTTACTAACACAATGTCACCTGTATAATAATCTTGTGAGTTTGAATAAAATCCTCTAAAGTTTTTATCTAAACTAACTTCCCAATCATAAGTAACATTATTTTCAGTACCCTTTTTAACAAATATTATTTTATCAGATGCACTTACATATAAAACATACATGTCATTAAAGTATGCAAATTTTAATTGGGCACCTACTGCATCGAATCCTAACGGAATGACAAATTGTTTATCTAACTCATATGCACCTGCTTCGATTCTTTCATAAACAGAAACATAACCAACACCATCATATAAAGTACCACCAGACGATGTTACTGGAATACTATTTGTAAAGACCCAGTTACTATTAGTTGATAAAGGTTCGTCAGCAGGGCGACCTGCACCTACTTCTACTCTTGTTTCTGGAACAATCCAAAATTCGTATCCTTCAACTACATATGTTTGTGATGGGGGGAATGCATATGATGGCGGAGCACCTAATTCATCTCTTGAATCAAATACTATTAATTTACTAATATCGTTTGTAGCAGTGTAAATACTTGACTCTACTAAAAATCCTGCATCTCTATCTACTAAGCCAGCTCTTTTACGAATAACACGAGTACTGTCTGCATAATCTGATCCTAAACTTGCAGTACCTGATATATAATTTACATATAATGTTTGTGTTTGAAATCCTGCATCCCAATCAGCGTAAATAACATCAAGCAATGCACCTGTGTTTGCATCTTCTAATGTATCACCTTCTTGGAATGAATGTGTACCAGCAGCATCTGTTTGTATTTGTACCTTTACATAACCGTCAATATATTCTCTTACGAGGTGTACACCTTCAAATATAGGAAGATTTACATTGTTAACTAATTGTAAATTTTCCCATGGAGCTGTTTGTAAAAATGTATTTTCAGCTAATCTAATAGTTTGGCCGACTAGTGTATAATTAGGTGCAGTAGGTCCTAATCGAATAAACCATTTTGATCCATAATCAGTAATATTAGTAACAGATGCATCATCAGGTGCTTTAAATCTACCAATTAATGATAATTTGTCGTTTCCATTTTGAATAGTACCTTTAGAACCAATGTCATTACCTATACTATAAAATCCATTTAGGCCTCCAACATAATTGCTTGGTCTGATATCACTTATAATTAACCCCGGAGCGTTATCTACAATTACATCTCTAAATAATACAGATGATCCAATATCTATTTTCCAATATCCACCTAAATCACTATGTGTGCTATCCGGAGTTTCGTATACATACTCGCCAATTTCTACACCGGTAGTAAGTGTTAATGTTCCTGTTGGAGTAAACACACCAGATGTTGTATTAAGATATATTATAAATCCATTTCCGTCTGGATACAGATATGAAATAGTTCCTTTACCTGTTCCAGTATCTATTATATCTCCTACAGTAGGTAAGTTAAGTGCAAGATTAACACTTAAAATCATATCAACTTTATCTGCTATTATATGCTCACCTGTTAAAAATGCTCCATCTAATCCAATAACTGTATTTTCAAAAGGTTCTCTAGCCAATAAAGGATTAATATGCGAAACACTATACTGGAGCCAATTTAAGTTTATTTTGCTTCCTACAAATACAGCAGCATATTCTGCTTGTGTTGCTCTTAATAAAAAGTGATCACCTAAAGTATTTGTTTTAGGATAATTAGCAGCAAGTAAAAACCCTGGCTCTGTACTATCATCTAGATTATCTTTAATATCTGGATATGCTGCAAAGCTACTGTAATTTTGTGATGCAATTTCTGGTAGTGTATTTCGTATTGCACTCCAATAAGAATCATTATGTTTTACAATTTGACCTGCAGAGTAAGCAGTTGCATTATTCCAAGGACCTACTAGATTTGTTTTTATTTCTGTATCGTCGGGACTGCCAACAGCAATATATTTGCTGTCTGGAGATATGGCAACAGCTTTACCAAAACTATTACCATTAGATAAATTAGATTGTTTTTCTATTACACCTTCTAGCTGCATAGCAATAGAATCTGTGCCTCGAGCATAAACTTCAACAGTTCCATCTAAAGGAGAACCTGCAATTGTTATTGTATTTCTTTTATCTGTATCATAATCTATTGCCCAGGCGGTTGATCCTTCATCATTATCAAAATTCCAAACTTTTCTATAATTTTCATATTGACGTTTGTATACAGCCCAATTATTGTTAACAGAATCTATCCAGACAGTTGCATCTTGCAAATCTGAACCCATAACAGTTGCTAATGCTGATATTGTTTCAAATCTATGAGAAATAAATTTTCTTATAGGTAAAAATTCTATAGTTATATCGTCAAGTACATTAACGTATACACTATTATTCTCGACCTTTTTAACAGTTCTAAGAACTTCTGTACTATCTGTTGTGGGGATTATAAAAATATCATTAACTGATAATCCATGTGCATTATCAAAGTTTAATCTTGTTTGAACACCATCTTCTACTGCTGTAAATGTTAAACTAGTATTTTCTACTTTTACTACATCCCAAGTATTATTTAAATTGTTTCCAATCCAAATATAATCATCTAATTGTAAATCAGAAGCAGTAAGTGTTAACAAATCACTGTAGTTAGCAATTTCATACTTTACATCATCACTATGTACATAACCTGCTGTTGCTATTACTTCTTTAGGCGAAGTAGCATGTACTGGAAATACTGATGCAGGGTTATAATCGTTGTCTGACAAATAGACATCATCTTTAGATTGTCTGTAAATTAAATCTAAATTAGTGCCGCTATCACGGTTTACCAATTCAATAGGTTGAGGCGACAATTGAAATTTCTTTTCGTCTAATACAAATTCAGTTTCTTTTATGCCATCAATAGCGCCGTATGTACCTGCGTTAAATGCCCATTCTTCGTAAAATTCTAAACTATTTGTACTTGTTCCTATACTATCAAACAATTTAGTTAAAGCGTTTAGTGATCCTTTTTCTTTAATGTATCCTTGATAAAACTTATATTGTGTTACATCATCTTTTAGAATATTTTCTAAATAACGTCTTTTTTGGTATCCTATTAAATGCTGTGCAAGTCGTTGTTGTTCAACATCAAAATTATCAGTATCTAAATCGTAAAAATCAGCAAATTGGTTTGCTTTGTATTCAAAGTTTGGAAACATTCCAGGTTCTGGTTTTTTATCAAGTATAGTCCATGTATCTAAACTAAAATTAGTAACACCCGGTGCATGTTGTTTAGCAACATAATAATATTCTTTATATTTTACAATAGTACCGATTGTATAATCAGTATTAGGTTCCCAATCATAACAAATTGGGTCATCTATTATAAATCCTGGAACGTTTGTGCTGCCGTCCCAATCGCTTGATCTATATCCTAAAACTTTAATACGTTCTTGTCTATACCCTGGTGCAGGATTATAAATTACATCTTGAAATATAGTTGTATTATCAAGAGTAACAATATGCTCTTTTTGTGTTAAAGGAAGTTTAGCAAGATAAATTCCTTCTGCTGTATCTTTTGGTTGTAGTATAAATTCTTTTTCTATTCTGCTATAAGAAAGGTTAGCTGGATTAATCGGCTTGCCGTTACTGTTAAGAGGAACTGTAGAATACAATTCGTTAAAAATATTATCAACAATAAAGTCTTCTTTATAAAACTTTAAAGTTTCAGCAGCCGGGCTTAATGTAATAACACTATTTTCTTGCCAGTTCTGAGTAGTCCAGAATAAAAAGTCCTTTATACTCATACGCCAGTTTTGTACTGTTTCTGTTTCAGGATTAAACGATTCAAATATAAATCCGGATTTTTTAAGATAATATTCGTAACCAGCTAAAAAGTCTATTACTTCTTGAATCGATGCATACGTTGTGCCATAATCAACATATGAAGGCTGAGTGTTAAACTCTCTAGCAATTGTTGCTGATACTCCACCAACAATCGGAACTTCAGAAATTACTACATACAACGTAGTATCAAATGTTTCACCTGATGTGTGATCTGCTTTTGCTCTATAAAATCTTCCTTCATATCTTATTAAATTACCTTGTAAATATGTTTTACCACTATTCCACTCAACAAAACTTTCGCTTGTGCCGCCTTCACTAATAACAAGATCTTTATTACTTGATATAGGAGTATGTATTGTAAACACAGGGTTAAATCTGTCATATCCTCTTACAACAAACCCTGCTTGTTGTTTTTCGATAATCACACCACTGTATGTTGCAATATCAAATGCTGTACTTTTGTTTAAATGAATACTGTAATTTTCTGTTGGAACAAAAACATTTCCTTCATTTAACGGAGTTCTTGAATCTAAAATTAAATTAAATTTATCTTTATTTGTAAATCCTGCAACTCTAAGTCCTAGTTTGTTTTCTAACCCTTTAAAAGTTTCTTGATATTGTGCATAAGATGTATTAACATTACTATGAATTAAGTTTGCAACAAAGTTAACTAGTCCGGCGGTCTGTACTCTTGATAGATCCGAAGTTGAATTTGGAAATAGTAAACTCTTTAATGTAATACGTTTATTAGTATCACCGTATACTAGCTGTCCTGCAAAGTTTCTACTTATTCTACTTCTGTCAAACCCTATTCCAAAAACATGCGCAGGTCTGTTTATTATTAAACTTTTTATTAATGCATACGGATAATCTGAACTTCTTCTCCAAGCACTTTCAATTGGAGCTAAATCACCAAATTTAAACTTAGTCTTAATTAATGTATTACTAAAGTTTTTAATATATCCACTGTTTAACGGAGTTTGTATTTTACCTTGCGATGTTGCAGGTGGAAAAGATGCTAATCCTGGTCTTGCAAATTTTTCACGCACAACTAAAGGCTTGCCTGGCTCTCTAACAAATCCTTTTTCAAGATCTGACCACATTGGAATGTTATCACTTGTATAAGGTGCAGGACCGTACACTTTATTCCACCAGTTAGGCTTAATACTAAATCCTAAAATTTCCCAAGGATGTGTATGAGGACGATCTGTATCATATGCATCTTTATAAATACCTCTCCAAAATCCTAACAATGGAGTGTCGCTTGGACTTGTACTTGCAAAATAATTAAATGTAAATGCATTAGCACTTGAATAAAAATCATTATTAGTATAATCTGGATTGCCTACAAGTCCTAACCAATCAATAAAATCATCTACATATGCATTATCA